TCACGTAGGAAACGGTGCCGGGTGGAGATACACCATCTGTATCATAAGGAATGGCACGCAACACTGAAAAATCCCAAATGTCAGAGTACATAGCTTCGTCGCCGTTCTTAGTGGCAACGTAGTCTAATACGCGAGCTTGATCTAAAAAATGGGTACCAGGTGTGCAGAATTGCGGTTTGACTGTTACACCGATATGCATATCCACTCGCCGCAACATAGACAACGGGGCGTGGGAAAAGGTGGGTGCGTTCAGCGTTGGAATATTCGTGGTAATTAAGAGAGTCTTGGGTTTGACCGCTATCTTTCCTTTAGATTCGAGATCCGCCATAACAGCATATTCCGGATTATTGTTTTTAAACTTCAATAAACTAGTGAGTGGAGACTCGTCTAGAAAATCTTCTTTGGTGTTGGCCAAATCATCAAGAACAATGGTCACTATATCAGAACGGTAATTTGAAAAATATTTATCACTTTCATTGTGAGTAACTATTTTCTTTGGGTCACAATCAAAACCATTGGCTTTTAAAATGGAGAGGTTAAACAAGTTAGCAGCCGTAGTTTTCCCGACCCCAGAAAGGCCATGGAACATAAAACAAAAGGGTGCCTCTCTCAAGGCTCCACTGTTCTGGATTGTATTAAATTCAGCAATCCATTTGCGAACAGTAACGAGACGATTGAACAACTGTAGTTTCTCAGCAGGGTGGTTGGCGCCAGCGTGCATAGCCAACAATTTGGAATTGAGTGTATCTAGTTTAGTCCAATAGGCTTCCTCAGTCGTTTTCACAGCTTCAAGATCCCCGTTGTTCAAATAAGGTGATAATTCTATTAAATCCAAATATAATGTTTCGACAACCTCTGTTTCTTCACATGAAAACAAAAATGGTCGTAAAGATTTACTGCGGAAACATGAGGAAAAAACTCGCCCCATTTCTTCAGCGAGTTCATAAAAGAAATCAATAGCAGATAAAACATTTAATTTCTCGGGTTGAATTAGACCATCAAAGACTTCAACGCCTTCAATAGCGAAAGGCTGGTTTAATGCTTGGCAATAACCTAGACCAACAACGAGAGACAGACATTTTTTCACATAGCCGAAGAGTTTGGTACCCATAAATTGTTTAAAGTCTTTTCTGAACAAGGATATGTTCTTAGTAAAATTTTCTGAAGATTGAGGTTCCATCGGGGATAAAAATGAGGAAATTGCATCATAGGTCAAAACAGTGAGAGACTTATCGAATTCAGTCTTCAAGAATTGTAAAACTGCAGCCATGATACCTTGGATAGATTTCGAATCCTGGATAGAGGCCAACAAAAACAAATATCTCTCCAAATTATTGACGGAAAAATCAAAAAATCTTCTGTGTGAAAAAGGTTTAGGCAATTCAATATCTGAAATAGAATGGGTGGCTGACCTAATGGAATATGAAGATGGATCGAAAAGTTTACGGTAACAATGATTTCCCAAATCATTGAATACGGAAGTAGTTCTAGACTCAATTCCATCGTAAATATTAGAAAGAGTTGAGGAAGTGCGATCATATGTAGATACTACATTACCCCGAAGGGAATAAGAAATAGCTTCTTGGGGAGAGAAACCGAACTGGGGAACGAAAGTACGTTTCCATCTATCACCTTTAGGTAAGGATTTGATGCGGATCGCGAGACGGGTGAGCTCGCGGATTTCTCCGGCGGTTTTGTGTTGCTTTTGGCGCAAAAAAGCATAGCGCGATCGCAATTTGCTGTGGTTGTCTCCTGACTGGGGGGTAAAACCAGCAAAGTAAGACATGTAGATACATTTGGCAATATATCCAACCGCGAAAAAGACTACGGCAAAAATAAAGTATGAAATGACGTTCATGAGGACGCTCGTTGAAATGCTAGACATATTTACTTACTATTATTCAGTTAATATGTCGGTGCAAGTCTATACAAGCGCCCCATGAACACCATTTCAAATCG